GTATAAGTATGAGTAGTTTTGTCTGTTGAACCACTTGAATCTCCCCAACTAATTGAAACAATTTTTGTAGAATCAATTGGTGGAATTATAACTTGATTAGCAGTAGTAGTAACTATTTTAAACGTAAAAATACTATTTAAAGGTACTTTAACAGTTGCTGATTTTAGTTTTTTTAATGTTAATGGAAATTTAAGTAATACCATTTATAACTATATTATATTATAAAATAAACTAGTTCTAGTTTAAGCAAATAAGTCTTGTTTAGGATTTAATGTTTGAGATTTGTTATATAAAGTTAAATATTTAGTATGATCTGTACTATTCATTCCAGAATTTTTAAACATACTAACCATAGAGATTACTTTATCAACAGTCCATTTAGAAATATCTTGATTAAATGCTAAAGCTCCATAAAACATACTACCCATATTTGTTACATTAGAAGTATTCCAATTACCAATAGGTTGATTAAATGCTATAGCTCCATTAAACATTTTAAACATACTGATTACGTTAGATGTATCCCATTTAGAAATATCTTGATTAAATGCTAAAGCTCCATTAAACATACCAAGCATATTTGTTACTTTAGAAGTATTCCAATTACCAATAGGTTGATTAAATACTAAAGCATTATAAAACATACCACCCATATATGTTACGTTAGATGTATTCCATCCACTAATATCTTGATTAAATGCTAAAGCTCCATAAAACATTTGATTCATATTCGTTACTTTAGAAGTATCCCATTTAGCAATTTTATTTGTTTTTGAAACTGGAATTGTATTTATAGGTTTATTAAACTTTAAAGCTTGATAAAACATACCAATCATATTCGTTACATTAGAAGTATTCCATTTAGAAATATCTTGATTAAATTCTGAAGCTCCAAAAAACATACTTTCCATATTCGTTACTTTAGAAGTATTCCATTTAGAAATATCAGCATTAAACACTGAAGCTCCATAAAACATATTATTCATATTCGTTACATTAGCAACATTCCATTTACCAATAGGTTGATTAAATGCTAAAGCAGCCCGAAACATATAAGATATATCCGTTACTTTAGAAATATTCCATTTAGAAATATCTTGATTAAATGCTAAAGCTCCATTAAACATATTAGTCATATTCGTTACTTTAGCAACATTCCATTTACCAATAGGTTGATTAAATGCTGAAGCTTCACGAAACATAAGAAACATATTCGTTACTTTAGATGTATTCCATTTAGAAATATCTTGATTAAATGCTTCAGCTCCATAAAACATATAAGACATATCTGTTACTTTAGAAGTATTCCATTTAGAAATATTAGCATTAAATATCGAAGCATGTTGAAACATAGCGGACATATTAGTTACATTTGTAATAGTTACAACTTCAGTTATAAACCTTCTAGAATCATTAACAAGACTATTAGATAAAAATGGAGTTCCTTGTGTATAAGTTATAGCAATAGTATATGTTCCTGCTGTAGTATAAGTATGAGTAGTTTTGTCTGTTGAACCACTTGAATCTCCCCAACTAATTGAAACAATTTTTGTAGAATCAATTGGTGGAATTATGACTTGATTATCAGCAGTAGTAACTATTTTAAACGTAAAAATACTATTTAAAGGTAGTTTAACAGTTGCTGATTTTAGTTTTTTTAATGTTAATGGAAATTTAAGTAACGTCATTTATAACTATATTATAAAATAAATTAGAACTAGATTAAACAAATAAATCTTGTTTAGGATTTAATGTTTGAGATTTGTTATATAAAGTTAAATATTTAGTATGATCTGTACTATTCATTCCAGAATTTTTAAACATAATAACCATAGAGATTACTTTATCAACATTCCATCCAGAAATATCTTGATTAAATGCTGAAGCTTCACTAAACATATGGAACATATTCGTTACATTAGAAGTATTCCATCCAGAAATATCAGCATTAAACACTGTAGCTCCATTAAACATATAATACATATTCGTTACTTTAGAAGTATCCCATTTAGCAACTTTATTTGTTGATGAAACTGGAATTGTATTTATAGGTTTATTAAACGCTGAAGCACTATTAAACATAGCAGACATATATTGTACATTAGAAGTATTCCATCCACTAATATCTTGATTAAACACTGTAGTTCCAGCAAACATACCAGACATATTTGTTACTTTAGAAGTATTCCATTTACCAATAGGTTGATTAAATGCTAAAGCTGCACTAAACATACTTTCCATACTCGTTACTTTAGAAGTATTCCATTTAGAAATATCTTGATTAAACGCTGAAGCTCCACTAAACATAGTATTCATATCCGTTACATTAGAAGTTTTCCATTTAGAAATATCAGCATTAAAAGCTGTAGCTTCTTGAAACATACTAGCCATAATAGTCACTTTAGCTGTATCCCATTTACCAATGGGTTGATTAAACGCTACAGCAAAGCCAAACATACTTTCCATATTCGTTACTTTAGAAGTTTTCCATTTAGAAATATCTTGATTAAATGTTCTAGCTCCATAAAACATATTATTCATATCTGTTACTTTAGATGTATTCCATTTAGAAATATCTTGATTAAACACTGTAAATCTAAACATATTATTCATATCTGTTACTTTAGATGTATTCCATTTAGAAATATCTTGATTAAATGCTAAAGCTCCACTAAACATATTATTCATATTCGTTACTTTAGAAGTATTCCATTTAGCAACTTTATTTGTTTTTGAAACTGGAATTGTATTTATAGGTTTATTAAACTTTGAAACTTGATAAAACATACCAGACATATCCGTTACTTTAGAAGTATCCCATCCACTAATATCTTGATTAAATTCTCCAGCTCGACAAAACATAGCGGACATATTAGTTACATTTGTAATAGTTACAACTTCAGTCAAAAAATTTCTAGAATCTGATTCTAAATCATTAAATGAAAAGGGGGTTCCTTGTGTATAAGTTATAGTAATAGTATATGTTCCTGCTGTAGTATAAGTATGAGTAGTTTTGTCTGTTGAACCACTTGAATCTCCCCAACTAATTGAAACAATTTTTGTAGAATCAATTGGTGGAATTATGACTTGATTAGCAGTAGTAGTAACTATTTTAAACGAAAAAATACTATTTAAAGGTACTTTAACAGTTGCTTGTCTTATTTTTTTTAATGTTAATGGAAATTTAAGTAACGTCATTTATATTATAAAAAACAAAAAAAGGGTTAACATTACGTCTCTAAAGCACTCTCCTCTATGGCCGCTTCTTCCACACACTTCCATTGCCACTCAAGGCACTGAAGCGATTAGGTTGAGGTGCACCACCGGCCATGCTCGCAAAAGCATTTGGGCGCGCAACTTGTTGAACTTCGCCAGTCCTCCAAGCAGAGAAAGCGTCAGCAACTACAGCGTCACGAACCTTCCTCACCTCTTCCTTCACGACTTGGACTTTCTCCGCATCGCGTGCACGCCATTGTGCGTGGATCACAACCTCTGCTGCGTACTCCTCATCGGTAGTTGCGCAGTAGTATTCAAGCAAACCAGCGTCGCGTGCCTTAAGGTTCGCCTGATGCTGGCGCTCTGCCCACGCATCCCAAGATGCCTGCTCCCTCGCAAGCTCCTCTTCAGAAACTTCAGGTTCAACAGGCATAGGCCACGGCCCAGCTTGGAAGATCCGTGCCCCACGCTCAGGCAAGCACAGATCATCGACAATGCCGGCAGCCAACGTCTTCTCGAGGCTGCCGTAAAGCACCGCGCGAGAGTTCGTGCACATGTCCTCCGTGTCAAACAGGCCAGGCATCCGCATCTCCAGACCAAGAGGTCCGAAAACCTCCCACAACTTCCCCTCGTCAGTGATGACGATAGGAACAATGTTGACCAACCCCACAGGGTTCCTGTGGTCATAAGGGCACCCTCCCTGCTCAGGAGTTTTGGTGTTGCCCTTATCATTGGCGTGATTCCGGCACCGCGCACCGAAAGAACACTTTTCGTGGCGGAACACACAGTTCTTCCACTTGCAGGTATTTCCATCCCTGCACCAACGCGGAGGCCTCTTCACCTCCACCTGAGGAGCCTCCTGAGTTGCCCCAACAGTCTCCCATCCCTTTTCCTCCTCCTCCTCCTCCTTGGCAGCAAACTGCTCGCGCAGCTGCTCCTCGGTGACCTCCTCAAGGTCATACTCATCTTCCCACACAAAGTGGGCACACCCCCTCAATCCGTCAAAACAAAGTTGGTTCGTGATGTAGAAAGTTCATTCCGCACAAGCCTCATCAGTCTGTGTGCAGGGGAATCGTGTAGTTGGGCCGTTTTAGGTACCCACCGCTCACGGTCAAGCTGAATCGTTAGCCAACTAAGGCCATACTCCAGTGTATCGGAGAAATAGACGATTACAATACTATTGTTATCAAAGACACATATACCTAATCCGATGAACTAGGCCCTACCAATACGATATTGGGGGCTTATCAACTCTTTTGGAGCTAATAAGTATGTGTAATGACCACCTCTGTCCGTAGTGTTATGATTGTGACTGAACAACTACTCATATCTTGCGATCCAAAGGGTTTCAACACTTCCTTCCTTGTAACTAAAAAATCCGTTTTTCATGGTTGATAAGATTATTTATAAAATCTTTTTAGATAGCGGATAGAAGGGTTCCAGGTTCAGGCATAGGATCAACTTTAATTTTATAATGATCTTCAATATATTTCATTTCACGAGCTTCACGTTGAGATACAATATTTACAGCAACACCTTTTCGCCCAAATCGTCCAACACGACCAACACGATGTAGATATTCTTCTACACCACGTTCACCACGAGGTAGGTCAAAGTTGATTACAAGAGACAAACCTTGAACATCAACACCACGACTCAAAATTCCACTAGCAATAAGAACACGACTTGTTCCTGATTTAAATGATTCTACAGCACGAGAACGTTCATCAGGAGTTAGATCAGAATGAATTACATCAACTGCAAAATTATTTTCACGCATAAATCCTGCAAGTTGCTCTACACGCTGACAAGTATTGCAGAAGATAATACATTGTGAGACAGAAAGAACACCATAAATATCAGCAAGACAACTAGGTTTTTCACCATCATCTTTAACATTAACTTGAAATTGTTGAATTCCTTCAAGTGATAGTTTTTCAACAGGAACAAGAATTTTAATAGGATTTTGCATGAACCTTTTTGTAAGTTCAAGAGCATCAGGTGGCATTGTAGCAGAATACAAAGCTACTTGGGCAGTTGGAGGTAAACCTGTTCCAAAGATTTCTACAAGTTGTTCTTTGAAACCAAGAGAAAGCATTTGATCTGCTTCATCAACAATAAACATACGCAGAGTATCCATTCGAAGAGCACCACGAGTAATCATATCATATACACGACCAGGAGTTCCAACAGCTACATGAACACCAGAACGAAGAACACGAATATCTTCTTGTAGATGATTACCTTTAAGCAAAGCGTGAACACGCACACCCATATATTCGCCTAAAGATTTAATAACGCCAAATCCTTGTTGTGCAAGTTCACGAGTAGGTGCAAGAACAAGTGCTTGTGTATAAGGTTCAGCAGTTAAATCAATACGACCAAGAACAGAAATTGCAAATGTTCCTGTCTTACCAGTTCCAGACTGTGCTTGAACAATAATATCACGTCCAGTCAAAGCAGGAACAATTGCTTTACGTTGAACAGCAGAAGGTTTTTCAAAACCATAAGAATAAACACCACGTAAAAGAGATTCAGGAAGACCCATCTCATCAAATGATTCCACTTCAGGAATCGCTACCTCATCCCCACCCCCAACGTTTTCAATGCTTTGTTCACTTGCCATTTGCTTGCCTTATATGTCTTATGTCTAAACAAATATAATCCGTTTTCAAATTGCGTTTTATGTTAAGAAATATCTATATACGTTTTTAACAAATGTCTGAAACTGAATTTGCTAAATCAAGATTAAGAGATCATTTATCTAATTTAATTATTCCTCCTATCTCAGAAGGATTGTGGAGTATTTATAATTCAGCTAAAGAATTATGTGATAAAAATAATCAATCTACAGAAATTCTAAGAACATTTCAGAATATGTTAACTAATATTCCTTCATGGAAAAAAGAAACTCTTGAAACTGAAGTTGAAAGAATTCAAAAAGTTTCTAAATGTACTTATTTAGATGATTTAATTATGGGTGTATTTATTTCTTATATGAAATCATTTGCTTCATTACATTATTCTGAAAATTCTGAATTAACAATAGATTTTGATAGACCTACATTAAGTGAATTTATTCATGAACTTTATAAACAATCTGCTCGTAAATTATGGCAAGTAGCTTATTTATTTAGAACTGTTGGTGTATCAACAGAACAACAAGCAAGAAATCGCCAAGATATTGAAAAGGTTATTTCTGAATGTATGGAACAAGTAATAACCTCTTTCTTACCATGGGAATCTATAACTAAAAAATACTTTTCTCAATCTGCTCCTCCAGTAGTAGAGCAGCAAGTTGTTCCTGAACCTCCTAAAAGTGTAACATTTGAATCAGAAGATGAAGAAGAATCAGTTGCAGAATCTGAAGATGAATTAAAACCGAATTTAGTTATGAGTGACGAGGTCGCATCAATTGAAATTAAAGAATTCGAAGTTCCTAAAAAAGAGGAAGAAGAAGATGCAATGGAAGAATTATCAAAAAAAGCAAGTGAAACGCTCGTTCTAAATTTATAAAGATTTGCCCTATTTTTCAACAAATGATGATTGTAGTAGCTCCAATTGCAGTTGCATTAGTATGTTTTATTCTTTATGCTCTTGATCGTAAATCTAAAGTTGAACCTATAGATTGGTCACAAGCAAGTAAGTTATCTGTATTTGGTGGACTTATAACAGCAGGAGTAGTATTTGCTACTTCTGGTGGAAATATGCCTGATTTAACAAAACCTTTAGAAACTATTGCTTCTGAAACACAAGATATGTTTGTAGGTGTTCCAACATTTTAAGAACACGCTTTAATACCTATGAAACTTAGGAATTCAGTTTGAACACCAAATAAATAATGTAGAATTTCACCTACAATAAACCATACAAATAAAGATTTCCAAACATTTATTTTAAAGAAAAAAGAAGTTAATAAAGCTAATCCAATAGTTCCCAAAGTATCATAAAGGGCAAAACCCATGATTCTTTGTGAATGAAATCCTTTTTTAGGTTGACCAAAAATAAATTTATAAGGACAATTCATTATTCGATTAGGCATACTTTTTTATCAGCAGGAATTTCTGCTATACTAAATAATTCTTTAAATTCCATAATTTCTTTACGAGGAATAGCGTTATTAGATAAACGAGCAATAGCTTTATAAAGATGAAATCCATGAAATCTATCATGTTTAGGTTCTTTTTTACCAAATAAAATAGAAGAACCATCATCTAAAGTTAACCATTTCATAAATAATTTAAATAAGAAAGAATTATTTTGTTGATAAGGACCTTCAGAAAATAAATCCCAGAATAAAGAAGTAGTTAATCTAACTAAATCAAATGAAAAATTAGGTTTTATTAAAGGAAATTTAGAATTATAAAAAGGTTCACAATTATATTGTCCACCTGCTTCTTCATCTAAAGAAAATTGATCACTAATAAAAAATTTAGATTCTTTTAATCCTATTAATTTCAAAGAAAAACTACTTCTTTCAAAATCTATAATTTTAATTAAATATCCATAAGTAGGAATTTTAAAGAATGTTCCTCCACAATTATAATATAAGAATTCTTCTGTAGTTTCAATATACATAACATTATTAGCGTGCAAATCATTATGAACAAATGAAAATTTACTTTGTGCAAATGCTAAAGCAAGAATGATTTGTGCGAACCATGCTTCATGTTTATAACTTTCAGTATTTAAAGTAATTAATTCAAAGAAAGTTCCTTTACATTTTTCCATTAAAGTAATTTGGACTGGAACATTAGAAAATGATGCCCATGCAAAAGGTTCATCATCATCATATTCAAAAGATTCATCATCTTCTTCAGATACAATAGAAGAATTACATGATCTTATTTCAAAAATATATGAAGTTGAAACAGATGAAGAATCAGATTCTGAATCATCTTTAATTGTATCATTAAATAAAGGACTCATATTTCCAATTTCTGAATTAGATTGAATACCTTCAACTTCACTAAAATCCATAGTCATAGATTCACCTAATTGAATACTTGGACGCATACTTCTTGTATGTTTAAATTCTGAAGCGCTTTCAATATTTTCATTTAATTTTAAAGTAAATGTATTACCCATATTATTAGAAAACCACGATCTATCACATAAATCTTCATAATCATCAGAAATATCAATAGTATGTGATTTTCTTAATCCAGTAAAAATTCCATAAATTTCAGGAAAATGTTGAGAACCTGATACTGCTAATGAAGCAGAAATTAATGAACCTATATAAGCAGCGTTATTATAATTTTGAATTTTATTATGTGCTGAAGTAGATTGTTCAATTGAAGAAGGCAAAGATAAATTTGTTCCATAACTACCTTCCATTAATTTAAATGGATTAAGAATCATAGAAATTTTTTTATGAATATTAATATTTTTACCACCTAAAATAGAAATAGTATTTTCAGAAACTATATTTGTAATTTCTGATGGAAATTTAAGACCATACTCTGAGAAATTTTCTAGTAAAGAAGTTTTAAATAATTTTTCAATTGGAGGAAAAAAAGGTTGAATCGATGTAGTATTCCACATAGATTCAGCAGAAGATTGAAGATATTTTAAATTTGTATATTTATGAACATTTAAAGAAATAGAACCTTGTTTTTTCTTAGACATTCTTATTAAATTAAGTTAATTCAATTATGTAAATATTCACGCACTATTAATAAGATGAACTTTCAAATCAAGAAGTTTAATATTGATACTTTAAGAGATAGATGTGAGATGGATTCAAGAAAATCTCCAATGATAGTTATTATTGGTAAAAAAGATACAGGAAAATCATTCTTAGTTCGTGATATTTTATGTAATACTCAATCTGCATTTCCTATTGGAACTGTTATATCAGGAACAGAAGTTGCAAATGAATTTTTTCAACATATGATTCCATCAAAATTAATTCATGATAAATATGAACCTGGAATAGTTATGGGAGTAATAAAAAGACAATTAGGTGCTAAAACGGCACGTAATGGTGATAAAAATAGAGGTGGTGGTAATTCAAATATAGATACAAGAGCATTTTTAATTTTAGATGATTGTTTATATGATGCATCATGGATTAAAGAAGAATCTACTCGATATGTTTTTATGAACGGTCGTCATATAGATTTAATGACAATTATTACTATGCAATATCCTTTAGGTATCACACCTAATTTAAGAACAAATGTTGATTTTGTATTTATTTTACGTGAAACTATTTTAGGGAATAGACGTCGTATATATGAAAATTATGCAGGAATGTTTCCTACATTTGAAATGTTTTGTCAATTTATGGATCAATGTACTGAGAATTTCGAATGTCTTGTAATTTGTAATGGCGTTCAATCAAATAAATTAGAAGATCAGGTCTTTTGGTATAAAGCTTCTGATCATCCAACATTTAGAATGTGTAGTGATTCTTTATGGATTGATAATAAACCATTTTCATCATCAATGTTATCACAAGATGAATATAATCCTGGAGCAATGCAAAAGAAATCTTCAAGTCCATGGATTCATGTAAAACAACAAGGAAAAAATAATTAAACGACCCCACGAAGAACAGCTAGACCTTTAACTTTATATCCTCTTGCAGCAAGAGCTGCGTAAACATCATGAGGTTTAGGACCATTTTTATCTAAACCAACTTTAACTCTAGTAAACGCACTAGCAGCTACTTGTGCAGTTCTCACACTTGAATCAGGAACAGGACCAGGCATTTTATATTATAAAAAATATTATATTCTTCCACAACATCTAGGATTATTATTATTCATTTTTTGAGTTCCTGATTTTGTAGGTCTCAATAAACATTTTAAATCTGGTGGTAAACTTTTTGTTGGAAGTTCACCACCAATGACTTTTCTAACACATAACTGTTCTATACCTGATAAATTATGAGGTTTATTTGGAAATTTTAAGTCATTATTTGCTACTTGTAATCTTCTTGCTCTTGTTATATCTGATGAATTCATCTTCTATTAGTTTTACGTCTATATTTTTTACTATGTTTTTTAGTTTTTCTACGACGACCCATTCCCATTTGTCCAAAAGCGGCAACTAAATCTTGATCTGTTGTATCAAGACCAATTCTTGAAAATAATGCAGATAATTGATCAACTTCTTCTTGAGTTTTTGCTGCCTCGACTTTTTTCCGAGCTCTTTCTTTTGCCTTTTCATCTTTTATTTTTTTGACTTCTTCTAATGCACGACCTTTTTCAGTCGGAACTCTTGTTCTTTTTCGTGAAAGAACTTCCATTTAATAAATCATTATATATTTTTATAGATCACGAACAGCGCCTTCAGAAGGATGTACAGGAGTATCAAGTGTATCAGCAAGTTGTTTTAGATCAGTTTGTCCTGTATCAGCAAGAGCCTGTTTACGACGTTTTTCATTCTCTTCTTTTTGAGCTTTAATTTTCTCCGCTTTCTCTTCTTCGAAAAAGATTTCTTTATTAACTTCGTTCTCCTTATATTTACGCATAAGTTCATTGAGTTCTTTTTCAGCATATTCAACTTCAGGCATCATATGTTCAGAAGGATCCCAAGGAAGCCACATACCAACTTTACCTACGTACAAATTATCGTTAGGGCAACGACGTTGAAGAACTTTTGCGAAAGTTTGTGCTTCTTCAAGATTAGCAAAAACACGACGAAGTTTTACACCACGAACATTAGTACGAAAACTTACTTTTTCATTAAATTCAGCATCAAGTTCTTTTTCATTCTTTAGAAGGAATACTTGATATTGTTCAAGAATATCAGTTTTCTTAATTTCAGCATTATGGACTTTCGTGAATTCTTCTAGATCTTTAAAAAGATCATCAATTTTTACAGAATATTTTTTGGAAAGGAAGGCAACAAAATGTTCCATTCCTTTAACTTTCCAATCATATTCAAGGAATTCCACGAATTTTTCGTTCATGAAATTCTCACGACTTTTAATAACCTTTTCAGGTGAAAGAAAAGAAAGAATACAATAACGTTGATTAGGGATTTCTGCGTCTTCTTCTAGATAATCAATCGGCGTTCCATCATCTTCAATTTTAGGTAGTTCTTGGCGAGGCATTTGTTTATTAATATATGATTCTCTTAAAGTGGGATTTAACGAACATGTCCGTGGTCAGGTTTACATCCTTGAAGACCTAAAGTTTGTTGAACCATTATAGGAACCTTACATCCTACACAAGGACATTTCGTATGTTCAAATCCAAGAATATGTCCCATTTCATGATTAATCATATAATGTCTATAATCAGCTAAAGATAATTTACTTTTTTTAGAACCTTTAAACCATCTATCAGAATTTAAATAAATAAATCTTCCTCCAAGTTCAGCACATGAAAGTTGTTTTGGTAACCCACATTTTTTCTCAATAGTTTCAGGCAAAGATAATGCAATAAGTATATCTTCTCCTTCAAGAACATTTTCAAAACTATAACCTTGTTTTCTCCATCCATCAGGGTCGTATAAATGTGCCATAATAAAAAATGCAGTTTGTGATGGTTCATAAATTTTATATTTTTTTATTACTTCAGAGTCAATAATAACTCTACACTTATAATGTTTTTTCATTATTAATTAAAAATAATTTATCTGTAAGTTTATAAAATGCCTGAACAAAAAACATCTTCTCTTCCTGGACTTGATATTGGACAATTAGTAAGTAGTGTTGTAAAATATGCTATTGAAGGTCTAGCTGTAGCTGTAGCAGCCTACCTTCTTCCTGGCAAAGGTTTAAAAATGTCTGAAATTGGTATGATTGCGCTTGTAGCGATGGCTACATTTGGTATTCTTGATGTATATGCTCCTTCTGTAGGTTCATCTGCTCGCACTGGTGCAGGTTTCGGTATTGGCGCTCATCTAGTAGGTTTCCCTTAATCAAATGAATTCAGAAAAGAATCTAGAATTAGTGAAAACTCTTTACGCTGGAATCCGCGATTTTCGATAAGACACGCGATTACGGATTCTTCATGATAATGAATATCAACTTCAATATCCATAAAATAATTCATATTTTTATAAACACGAAACCACCAAAATGAAGGTCCGCTATTTGATGAAAACATCTGAAAATGAAGATTAGGAAATCGGATACGCATGTCTTGAATAACTTGCGTAAGATGTTTCATTTGCTGCTGTGATATCCCTATATAAGTTGAAAATACAATCCGTTTTCAATTTATATGTAACATGCATAATACTATTAATGTCTAATATTGTAAGAGCAAACTCATTATGGTATAAAATTAATCCTAAACCTTATGAACCTGAACGACAAACCAATGAGATTGTATGGTCTCTAATAAAGAATCCTTCTTTAAGTCAAGAACAAATTTATAGAAATTATTTTGAAAAACAACGAAATTTGGCAAAAGTTTTATATCCTACATTTCGCAAAGATGGAAGGGTTTAATTTTATGACTATTATTATTCCTTTAATATTGATATTAGTAGGTTATGGTATTTATTTATTAATTACAGGTGTAGCTCCAGGATCAAAATTAATAATTGAAGATCCATCTGTACAAAATAATCAAGATCCTCAACAAGCAACATTTATGTTCTTTTATACAACATGGTGTCCTCATTGTAAGAAAGCACAACAACCATGGTCATCAATGAAAGAATTATTAAAAACAAGAAAATATACGTATGGAGGAAAAACTATTTTTATGGAAGAAATTAATGCTGAAAGTGATAAAGGAAAATCAGCGTTATATAAAATCAAAGCGTACCCTACATTCAAATTAGAAACATCAGAAAAAGTTTATGAAATGCAAGGTCCCCCATCAACTGCCTCATTCAGAGCTTTCTTAACTTCTGCTCTTGGAGAAGAGAAAATCATTCATTAATTTCCCAGAATGATTTAATATATCTTCAATATCAAAATCATCTAAATTAGAATCTGCACATAATTTTGGATAATCTAATCTAACTAAAAATTCAGGTTTATCTATTCTATGATATTGTTCTACTGATAAACAATATAGTTTTTTTATATAATCTATAGGACTTATTGAATCTAACGTTTCAGGAGTAATTTGTTTAATTGCTTTTTTAGTTAAAATTAAATGTAATCCATCAGGAACTATCATATTTAAATAAGGAACAAACATTCCACCATCAACATATAATTGTCCATATAATTCTTGTGGTTGATAAATAAATGGTAAACAACAAGAACATCTCAGAGCGTCAATTAAAAGAACATCTTTTGTAAATATTGTTGGAATACCTTTAGTTATATTTGAAGCTACTATATAAAGAGGCATTTTAGCGTCACCAATTTTTGTAGTTGTAAGATCAAGATTAAATTCAGATTTCATAAATTCATTCATAGTTTCTGAAAATTTATCCATTGGAAATAATCCTTTTGAAGACATAGAATTAGCAATATGTTCTATATTTGGTTCAGGTATTAATTGATCCCATTTCATATATTTAGAAATAAGTTCTGTTTTTAGAGGTTTTTCAAATGCAATTAAAATACCTATCATAGCACCAACAGAACATCCCCAAACACCATCAGGAAATTTAAGCTCTTGGTGTTTAGATAATTCATTTAAAGCACCTATATGTAAAATTCCTTTCATACCTCCACCACCTAAAACAAGTTTTTTGATTGGTAAAACCATCTTTACTTAATATAATTAAAGAATGCTTAAAGCTCGTGACGTATGGGATGAACAAGAAGAAAGAAAACAAAATAGAATGGCTGCTATGATACCAGTTATAGCGCAAATTCAATCAAAAATAAGAACTCAAGCAATACATAATTCTAATGCTCCATATATAGTATTTGAAGTTCCAACATATGTATTCGGATATCCTTTATTTTCATTAAAAGAAGCCTTGGAATATCTTACTACTGCATTTTCAAAAGCAGGTTATTGGGTATGGGTAGTTGAAACGAAATATTTATTTATTTCATGGTTAAAACCTGTAAAAACTCGTGATTTAGGTAAACCTATATTAGCAACTAATTATCGTCCACAAATATATGATCCTTCAACGATTGCATTTATGTCAAGAGATTCAAATACATAAAACGAATTACTATGATTTTAATTAATTAATATTAAATGTCTTACAATACGATCACAAGGTATTTGAAATGCGATATTGATAGGTCATATGGCGATATAGAACCATTGGGATATGAAAAAACAAAGACAGAAGGTGAAATGATTGATTTAGCATGTTTGCATGGATGTAAAGTTATAGTTAAAAATGGTATAAATGGTAAATGGTATTTAAAAGGAAAAACAAAAACACTTGAAAATTTAAAAATTAAAATCAATAAATATGCTGGAAAATCAAGAGATGGAGTATTTCTATTGCTTCTAGAATAATAAGATGCTACGTATGAATGGAAAAGAAACATTTTTTGTTAGTATGAATGCTTCATTATTAGCAATATTTTATACTTTATTGGGTGTATTTGTATCATATATTCTATATTTCTTATTTGATGAATATAATGAAAAATGGGAAAAGAAATCTATTAGTTATAAATTCTTAGATGTTTCTGTAGAAATTTCTCTACTTTCAGTTATTGCATTTTGGAGTGCACATATAATTGAATTAGCTCCACCTGTATTTCCTGTTCGTAAACAATTAGATCTTTTAGTTGATGGATATATTTCAGGTATATTCTATGTATTTGCTGTATTTTTATTTATGGAATCATTAACTAGTAAACTAAAATTTTTATTTCATGAATTATTTGAACCATATTTTTCTAAAATATTTCCTCAACATGGATCAATAATAGATTTATCTTTATCATATAAACCTAGTGAAAAAACGGAAAAATAAATTTCTTAATTAATTTTTCTTAAAATGAGTTGTCAACATACTCTTATAATTGATGAAGGTGAGAGAGTATGTACAAAATGTGGAGAAATTCAATCTAAAGTTATAGATGAAGGTGCAGAATGGCGTAATTATGAAGATTCAAAAGGAGAAGATCAATGTCGTACAGGATTTGTAACATCTGAACTTCTTCCTGATTCTTCTTATGGTTCAATGGTATCTTTTAAAGGTATTGCAGCAAATAATACAAATCTAAAATCAATTCAAAGATTATCATGCTGGTCTTTGTCTTCAAATAGTCAAAGATCATGGATGGGTATATTTGATGCTATTCAATTATCATGTACACAAGCAGGATTACCAAAAGCTATTATTATGGATGCGTGTGGACTTTATAAACAAATGGAAGATGCGCAAAAAGTTCGAGGAGAAACTCGTCGTTCATTAATGGCTGCATCAGTATTTGTAGCTTGTCGTAATAATAATGCTCCACGTAGTCATGAAGAAATAGCTAAATTATTCATTGTGAATATTCGTGCTTTATGTAAGGCAATTAGTCAATTTAATCCAACAGAAAATTCAGTATTACAAACACAAGTAGGATTAGCCGAAAGATTATGTGCTTCCTTAAACTTAAATGATTCACAAAGAGATAAGATTTTAGATTATTTATATGAAATTTCTTTGAAATCAGAAGATGAATTTGAACATACACCTAAAACTATTGTTGCAGGTGTAATAGCAAAAGTAATGAATTTAAAATCTAAATCTGATATGAAAATTGTTTCAGATGTTTCAGGTGTTTCAGCATTGTCAATTCATAAAATTGTAGGAAAGATTTAAATTAAAATACCGGATTGTTTAGAAACAAATGTAGCTAATAAATTTATACGTTCAAAAAATGTTATTGAAGAATTTTTTAATATATTATTAGATTCTATACCATTTCCACTTGTAGTAAATGTTGTTCCTGCAATACCCGATGCCGACCAATTTAATCCATCAGAAGAAGTTAAGATTGTATTACCACCAGTTCCAACAGCTATCCATCTAGAACCATTCCATGCTACATCATCACCACTTGTAGTAAATGTTGTTCCTGTAACGGCAGACCAATTTAATCCATCAGTAGAAGTTAAGATTGTATTACCACCATTTCCAACAGCTATCCACCTAGAACCATTCCATGCTACACCATTTCCTTTTGTAGTAAATGTTGTTCCTGTAACGGCAGACCAACTTAACCCATCAGTAGAAGTTAACATTGTATTTGTACCTTGTCCAAGAGCTACCCATCTAGAACCATTCCATGCTACACTATTTCCTTTTGTAGTAAATATTGTTCCTGTAATAGGAGACCAATTTAACCCATCAGTAGAAGTTAACATTGTATTAGTGCCAATTCCATCATTTCCAACAGCTATCCACCTAGAACCATTCCATGCTACACCATTACCACTTATAGTAAATGTTGTTCCTGTAACGGCAGACCAATTTAATCCATCAGAAGATGTTAAAATTGTTTTATTACTAGGCCCTGGAATACCTCCTCCAACAGCTATCCATCTAGAACCATTCCATGCTACACCAAATCCACTCACACCAAATGTTGTTCCTGTAACGGCAGACCAATTTAATCCATCAGTAGAAGTTAATATTTTATTATTGTTATCAGTTCCAACAGCTACCCATCTAGAACCATTCCACTCTACATCATTACCACCTGTATCAAATGTTGTTCCTGTAACTGCAGACCAATTTAATCCATCAGTAGAAGTTAACATTGTATTAGTTCCAGTTCCAACAGCTACCATAAGAGGTTGATATGATGGATCAATAATATTCCTTATACCAACTAAATCTATAGCATTGGTAGGACCTTGAACTATAGATTGTTGAAAAATATTATTTAAATAGTTCGGTGAAAACGAATTCGCCATTTTTATATTAAGGATAAAGAATATGGAGCCATTATTTGACACGTCATCAAAGACAATGGGAGAAAAATATACTTTGTTCCCTATTTCATCTAAAGAACAAGAATTAATGAAACTTTATAAAAAATCCGTTGCAGTATTTTGGATTCCTGAAGAAATTGATTTCTCAAAAGATAAAGATGATTGGAATAAATTATCAGACCCTGAAAAATATTTCATTTCACAAGTTCTAGCGTTCTTTGCTGGTTCTGATGGAATTGTTCAAGAAAATCTTGCTACACGATTCCAAAAAGAAATTAGTTCTCCTGTTGCTCGTCTATTCTATGGTTTTCAAAATGCAATGGAAGGTATTCATTCTGAAACTTATTCTCTTTTGATAGACCAATACATTAAAGATCCTGAAGAACAAAAAAAATTATTCAGAGCAATTGACTTAAGTCCATGTATTCAAAAGAAAGCTATGTGGGCACTAAAATTTATTGATTCGCCTGAATCTTACGCTACTCGTCTAGTAGGATTTGCATGTGTTGAAGGTATTTTCTTTAGTGGTTCATTTTGTGCTATTTATTGGTTAAAGAAACGTGGTTTACTTCCTGGTCTTACATTTTCAAATGAACTAATTTCAAGAGATGAAGGATTGCATACAGAATTTGCTGTTGCTCTTTATCATCTTTTGGAAAATAAACTTACTCGTGAAGAAATTCAAGATATTATTGTAGAAGCAGTTAAAATTGAAACTGAATTTATTTGTGAAGCATTACCTTGTTCATTAATTGGAATGAATGCACGAGATATGACTCAATACATTCAATTCGTTGCTGATCGACTAGCTCTTCAACTTGGTATTCCTAAAATCTTTGGTACTCAAAATCCATTTGATTTTATGGAATTAATTTCTTTAGAAGGTAAAACTAATTTCTTTGAAAAGAAAGTTTCAGAATATTCTAAACCTATGAACGCCGATACGTCCGTCCGTTTCGACGACGACGACTTTTAGATTTACGTTTCTTTGTTTTCCTTCCTTTTCCAGCAATACCTTTTTGTTTTATTCTATCCTCTTCTTCTTTTGTAAGTTTAGCTTTAACATGTAAAGGTGGTAGAATTCTTGGTTTTGGTGTTGGTGGTGTTCTTGGTGGTGGTGAAGGAGGTACACCAACTGAAATTGGAGGACTATTTCCATCTCCATCTTCATCAAAGAAGCTAGACATTTAATTTTTAAGTATATAAAATTTAATGTTTACGTCTTTTTAATGTTTTCTTTTTATGTGATTTCTTTTTATGTTGTTTTCTTTTTGAACGACCACCATCTAATCTACCTAAAGTTGCATTAACTGATTTTTCTACTTCTTTTTCTTTTTTTTCACGAGCAGATCTTTCAGCAGATGTTTCTTTTTTACGAGCAGCATCTACTTCAGCAGCAGTAGTTCTCCAATCTTCTCTTTCATTTGGTGTTTTTTCTGGTTCTCTATCCATCTTTTTTATTATTTATAATGTAAAAAAAGATTCGTTTAAAGGAAAAAAGAAAGAACTTAATAAAGAATTAAAATGGAACTTACATATGTTACAATTATTGTTTTGGCGTCAATGATTTTTGTTCTTGCTGGTATGGTTGGTTATTTATACTGGCAACAAACTCGTATGCTTCAACATATGCAATCTCTTTCAACTTTTATTGCAAGTCAATTAACTCAACCTCCAGAAGAACATCAACATGATGTAGAAGCTCCTCAACCTCCAGAAGAAGAACCTAAACCTGAACCTGATTCTGAATCTGAATCTGAAGATGATGATAGATTATCAGTAGAAGAGAAAGTTGAAGTTGTTGAAGGTCCTCCTCCCTCTAAAGAAGAAGTAGATATTGATGATCTACAATCTAAAACTGCTACTCAATTAAAAGAACTTCTTACTCAAAAAGGTATTCCATTTGGAAAGAGAGATTCTAAACCTGTTCTTCTACAACTTCTAAAAGCAATTGCTTAAAATAGCGTTATTCACAGGGTAATTAATTAAACAATGAAAAATAATGGACATATTATTTTTCATTGGATTTACATGTATTCAAATAATAATTTATTTTTTATTTAAAGATCATTTAAATTCAAAACAACAATCATGGATATTTTTATTAGGCGCTTCAATATTATTTGTTTTAGGATCAATACCAATCTTAATAAATTTCTTTAAGAGTATTTCAACAAATACATATAAAGAATATTTTCAAGATTTGTATAATAATGAATCTACAATACATAGAACAATAACAATATGGTTTATGTCTTCTTTATTTTTAGATTGTGTTATTGGAATGGTTGATTATCCTGGAAAATTTAGTTGGACACATCATATATTTTATTTATTTAATGGTATATTTGCATTGTATCATAAAGGAACATCATTAGCATTTTTAATGAGTCCTATGGAAATACCAACATTAACTTTTGCTATTGGAACAATATTTCCAAATTTAAGATCAAATTTATTATTTGGAATATCTTTATTTTTATTTCGTATTTTATATGAAGTTATAGCATATATTTATTTAATGGCTACACCTGATATGCCAAAAATGTATATTTCTTCTGTATTTTTTCCAACTATTATTTTACACTTAAATTGGGTTTATAAATGGTTAATAAAGAATGTATTTTAAAAAGTATGTTTTACAAAAATATCATTATTATACGAATATGAAAAAAGAGGAGATGGATCAGTTATTCCATTAGTAACATTATATTCAAGTAATTGATGTGATTTTTTATATTTTTCAAGAAATTTGATTGCATTTTCAAAATCTATACATACACGAATATCTTCAAGTTCATTTCCATATAATAAACATAATATAAACACTCTCATTATTTATAATTAAGTTTAAGTACTCTAAACCCACCAATCAACAAATAGTCCATTTAGGCGTTTCGTGATTTTTGAATCAGGAAATAGAACTTGAAGACTTTTAAGAATTTCATGTTGTTGTCGTTGACTTAGCGCTTCTCTTGAATACCACATATATTGAGTTTTACCTTTACTTGCTAAATCTAGAATAGTATCTTTAATTTCGTCAATAGCCGTAGAAATATAAGCGTCTTCACGCCTCTTTTTCTCCGTATTGTAAAGCGAATATAGATAATCGCGCGTGTACATCTTAAGTTATTTTTATGTAATCTACATATTATCCGTTTTGAATAAATAATGAAACTAATTTCTTTTGATGTAGGATTAAGAAATTTAGCTTTTTGTATTATGGAAGGAACATCACGAAAAAATCTTAAGATTTTACATTGGGATTTAATTGATGTTATGGCAGAAGGATCAGAAGTAGGAATAAAGAATTGTTTTAAATGTAAGAAAGTTGCTTCATGGACATGGGGAGATAAATTTGCGTGTAGATTACATAAAGGAAAATCACAAACTAAATCTGCTTTAGGTAAAAAAACAATAGAGCAATTAAAAAAAGAATCAGAGCAAGAATTTAAAACTAAGAAAGAATATGTAGAATATATTTATTCTAAAAATCCTGTATGGAAAAGATGTGTTAAATCATGTAAAGCAGGATCAGTTGTAGATTTAGCACCATTAATTTCTACTGCATTAACATCCCGAACTTCTATATGGAATGGAGCAACAAAAGTTATATTTGAACAACAACCTGATAAGCGTATGTTAGCAGTTCAAGGAATGATGCATATGTGGTTTGTATGTCATGGTTATGAAGTGAAAGGAATTTCTGCTACACATAAATTAACAAATATAACTACTTTGGAAGATTCAACTAAATCATATAAAGGTAGAAAGAAAACAGGTATTATACATGCATCTACATTATGTCCAACAGAAGAATGGAAAACTTATCTTTTGAAACATCCTAAAAAAGATGATTTAGCGGACGCTTTCTTACAAGGTCTTTGGTTTATGGAAAATGGAAAATAAAAATAATTAGATTTTTTTATCAAAAATGAAATTTCCTATTACTCGCGAACAACTACAAGATATTAAAAAAGATGTGGAAGAAGAATTTATACAATGTAATATTGAAGAAATAATTGAAAATATAAAAGTGCGTATATTAATGCACGCTTATCGAGGCACTCTTCCACATTTAGGAGGATTAACAAATGCAAAACTGAAAATTGATATATCTCAATTTAGAATTATTATTCCAGATAAATGGAGACGGTATATTACAATTAATTCACCAGCCGATCCTTTGGTATTCAATCCATGGAAAACCCACTTTGAAATAATTAAAGAAAAACTTAGAGAACTCTTTCCAGGAGTAAGTTTTGAAACAGATCCTTTAAAGACATATATGCTTATTGATTGGTCTTAATTCAAGTAAAGACTTTCAGGAACAACAATTTCACGAATTAGATTAATATTACGCATTTTATCAAGCATATCTAAATCTTCAATAATAGTAGCAAGATTACGCCATTCATCAACTAAATTATTTAATTTCAAAAGATTTTTTACAAGAGTTCCTTCATTAATATTATAATTTTCACAAATGTTCTTGGAACTTTCACCTTCAATCCAATCTTTAATTAAATCACACCAAAACAATGAAATTTTTTGTTGTGAATCAGATTCATATTGTGATATTTTAAATTCATATTGTTGTAATTCATATACTGGATGAGTAGGAAGAATTAAATATGATACATCATCAAATCCATCAGTTTCTAAGAAAATACTTAAGAAAATAGTAATTTCTTCTGCTGAATATTTATGAAATAGTTTTTTTGTATACGCATAGGACATTAATAAAGGATTACCTTCATAAATTTCTGCTGCTAAAGTTCCCATTATTGTTAAAGAACCATTACTACGAATATATCCAATTTTTTGAAGAATTTCTTGTTTATATTTAATTTCAGGTGGAGTTTCTTTCAAAATTTCAATTTCTTTTTTCATTAATTCAATAGTTTTTAATGAAGATTCTACAAGTTTATAATTAGTTAGAATGTTTTTCCATTTAGGAAGTAAATGTCCATTATTCCATGCAGAAAGTAATCTTTGTTTTTCTTTAGATTGTATCATATTCATGATTCTATAATATTCTTTACATTCTAGAAGTTCACATTCTGGAATTTGAGGAAGTTCTTGTAAAGTTTTTTCAATATCTTTTTCTAAATTATAAATATCCCATAATCTTTCTTGTTTCCAATAAGTTTGATCTAAAATATCTTTACTTGAATGAATTTGTTGAAGAACATAAGAATAAGTAAATTTTAATTGTGAAGTTACTGAAGGTTTTAATCCTGTCATCATAGCTTTCATTTCAGCAAGAGGTTCAGGTTCACGAATAGGAAGATAAATAACAATACCTTCAGTATCTTTACCTCTACGTCCAGCACGTCCAGCCATTTGAGTATATTCATCAGGTCTTAGCATACGGAAATATCCTGATTCTGATTGTTTACGAAATGATGTAAATACTACAGTTTTAGTAGGCATATTTAATCCAACTGCAAATGTTTCAGTAGCAAATAATACTTTAACTAATCCCATACCAAATAAAATCTCAGTAATTTCTTTCAAAATAGGAAGAACACCACTATGATGAAATCCAATACCTTTTTCTAATAAAGGTAATAAATCAAAGTATTGAGAAGATACTAAAACATCTTTGAATTTTTGTAATTTAAAATTTATAATATGTTTAACATTTGAAGTTTCTGATGATGTTAATAAAGTAGTTGAAATTTTCTTAGCGTATTCACAACACATTTTTCTTGAAAGAACAAAGAACAAAGCAGGTAATTTCTCAGTTTTTTCTAGATCTAAAACAAGTTCATTTGCTTTATGAATAAATGAATTATCTTTAAAATCTCTTTTTACAACTTTATCAGAATCTTTTTGAGAAACTTGTTCTTTATGTTTTTTCTTTTTTTGTTCAATTTCATAATAATCTTGAACATATTTTAAATATTCAGATGAATCAAATTTATCTTCATGATTCATTAAAATTTTCCCATTTTCTAATTTATGAATTAATGGAACATTTCTATATTCTGTAGAAATTAAATGAATAGGTTTTTGTTTTAGTTCACCTAACCAATGAGCAAAAGGTTCGGGTTTATAAATAGTTGCTGAAAGAAGAACTAAATTAATTTCGGAAGGAATTAAAACAAAACATTCTTCCCAAATTTTTCCACGTGCTGGATCATTAATATAATGAACTTCATCAAATATAATTGCATCTACATTATCCAGAGATAATGAAGCAGTAATACCAATATGTTCAGTTGTAGTTCCTTGTTTAAATAAAAGATTTCTCAGAATTTCAGTAGTCATAACAACAATATCAGCATTAGGACAAAATTTAATATCACCTGTCATAATACCAACAGATGGATGAATTTTTTTAAGATCATGGAATTTTTGATTACTCAAAGATTTAATTGGAGTTGTATAGAATATACGTTTTTGTTTCTTTAAAGAATGTAAAATTTGATATTCACCAACAAGAGTTTTTCCTGTACCAGTTTTAGCAGTAACAAGAACATTTTCATCTCGAGATATAGCATGAGCAGCAAATACTTGAAAAGGATCCATAGGAAACCCAAATGGATTCTCTACAAGAGGTAAAGGTGATTTAAGGTCAATAACTTTAAGCATTAGTTTGCTTTCAAATAGAAAAAAATAAAATCCATTTTGAATGTGCGTTGTAGTTTTAAGAACTGAGTAATTCTAAGAAGTAAATATGGACGCTATTTTTGGTGCTGATTTATTAACAAATCCTAAGATTGCTCAATCTGAGCAAGTAAATTTAAATCTTCCTGAACTTTCAAGTATAGAATTACCTGATTTTAATTCTGGTCCATCAGAAGAACCTAAATTAATGCCTTCATTAAATTCTGTTGGTGAATTAAGAAGTTCATCAGGAGTAGAAAATTTAAATGCTGAACCTTTTCTAAATTTTGGTTCATCATCATCTAAAAAAATGTCTGAAGAGAATACTTTGAAAGAGAAATATGAAATACTAAGAAAATTTGAACGTATGCAAAAACTTGGTGTTCCTTTACGTAAAAGATTTACTCTAGATTCACCCATTGAAGAAATGCGTATTGAACTTGATTTCATTCGTCGTGAGAAAGCTATGGATCAAACAATTAAACAATTCTGTGATTGGTATATTACTGGTATGTCTGCGATGGAATGGGGATCTAAAAATATTGCATTTTTGAAAGCGTTTGGATTAAACTTAGAAGGTTTATCTGAATCTGCACAAATGAATGTTGGTGATATGGAAGATGATTTTGAAGAATTATATGATTTGTATGGTGATAATTTGAAAATGCATCCTTTAGTTCGTATTCCTTTAAGAACATGTATGATGGTATATATGGTTCATTTAACTAATCAAATGACTATGAAAGCACCTGTTCCTAATATAGATCAAATTCTAAAAACAAATCCTGATATTGCAAGACAATTAGCTACTGCTGCTATGCAACAACAAACTACAACTATGCGTGGAAATCCTGTAGCGCCCCCTCAAGCACCTCCTAGTAATCCTTTAGCAGGACTAACAAGTTTTATGAGTAGTATGGTTCCTCCTCCTCCTCAACAAACAAGTGTAAGACCTCCTCCTCCTACAAATATTAAATCTCCTGTAAAACTTGCCCCTAGACCTGCACAACCTCCCCCTATTCTAAAACCTTCACCTCCTCCTGTTAGAGAAATGAGCGCTCCTGTAAGTATTGATGATCTTCTTAAATCTGTAAATTCTAATGCAGACACTAAAAAAGTTAATACTACACCTTCTCAAAGAAAAGGTGGTTCAACAGGTAAGAATAGTGTAAGTATTAAACTTTAATTTAAATATAATTGATTAGATATTATTAAATGGATTCTCCTAAAAGTCTTCTAAAATCTCGTGAAAATATTCGAGAATTATTTAACATTGGACATCAAGCTATAAATAATTATCGAGCGTTTGATATGTTATTAAAACATTTTTGGGGTAATTTATACCAAAAAGTTGGTCTTAAACTTACAAAATTTATTTTTAATCCTAAACCATATATGCATGAACAAGGTAAAATGACTAAGGAATTTATATTAGAATTTATTGAAATTCTAAAAAAAGAATATCCTGGATGTGATTTTGAATATAAAGAAACAGTTGGTTATGATGGAAATATACTTGAACAAGTAATTGTTATGGATTGGAGTTAAAACGGATTTGTTTTTATTTATTAACG